TTGCAATGGCGTGATGACCACCTTCTGCAAGGAAGCGTGCGACGAGTGGTGGCAGAGGTTGGTGATCTACTGGTGTCCAGCACGCAAGGTTCAACTCCTTGAACGCCTCGATGCCGGTAAGCGGCCAGAGATCAAACAGCACAACGCCGAAGCCTGGCTGATCGCCGATCCAGCTCTTGATGTTCTCTGGCGCTGCGTCTATTGAGTAGCGCATCAAGCCTTCAGGAAGGATGGGGTGACCGTGTGTGCAGTTCATCAAAGTCTGTGCGCCGTGGTTGGCAACGATGGCAGCCTCGTGTCCGTCTCTCACCATCTGGTGAACGACTTGTGCCGATTGCTGTCCGTAGCCCGAACTTACGTGGCAAGCGTTGGAATACCAAGCGATGCGGCTCATCTGTCCTCTCCTCCTATTTGTGCTTGGTCAGGCGACCGTGGCACTGTCTACATAGTACCCGAAGGCGATGCTCAGGTGCAAGGAGCGGACCGCCTTTGCTGAGCGGATCAAGGTGGTCAACGGTCAGGTTCGTGGTCTTGCCGCACACCTCACACCACGGACGCTTGCTCCGTATCTGGCTGCTGAGCTTCTTCCACGCAGGGTCAAGGTATGGGTTTGGCTTGCCCTGCTGCCATCTGTAGGTCGCAGCGCGCTTGTGCATCGCGCATCTGTTGCCGTTCGGCGTCAGGATGCCGCAGTCAAGGCAAGGTCGTTGGAAGGTCACGGCTTCGGGAACTCAGGCAGAGGCAGCCCAGGCGCGATCACCTTTGCCAAGTGATCCACCACGCGCTCGGTTGCATCCTCGTAGAGCGGGTCATAGATAGCCCACGCAATCTTGCCGAACGCTTCCTCCATCGCCTCAACAGTCTGATCAAGTCTGGCTGTCACGACGTGCAGCATCTCGTGCGTCAGCACCTCGCGCTGGAGTTCTGGCGTCTGCTTCCAGAAGTCGTGGCTGACGCGCAGTTCGGCGGTCTCAGCCTGTGCGTGCGGGTTGATGTCTGCCCACGCCTCAACGTCTGAGGCATCACGAGCCACGGTGATCTTCCAATAGGTGACGTTCATTGCGGCTTGCAGCTCAGCGACATAGGCATCCAGCGCGTCGTATTTGTCCGGCTGTTGCTTAGTCGCCACGTGTCCTCCAGTCCTCGCCGAAGTAAGCCTGCCAGTGGGAGGACACCACTGGCAGGCGTTGGGCGGCTCTCAGGCCGCTCGCCCGTCAGTCTACTGGACTCGATAAGAGTCGCTTCTACAGGTCACGCGGAAGACAAGCCCATTGACCTCGCGTGCAGACTCGTCCACTCCGCCGATCAACCCACAGGATTTACAAATCGCAACCCAGTCTTCAGTCATTGCCAGCGTGTCAAAGTTGTGCGGATACTTGGCACGAGCCTCCTGTTCGTCTAGTGACTCCTCAAGCATCGCCGTCTGACCAATCGTCAGTTCATTCTGCTCCCACTCAATCGCGTGTCCTAGCCCATCTTCCGACAACTTGCCGCTCAGGGTTCGCAGCTTTAGGCTCAACTCAGCGCGAGTGGCTGCTGCCATCTCTTTGGTGATTCCTCGCAGTCTGCGCGTCTCCTCCATCTTCCTGCGCTTCTTTGGCTTGCGTGGCCGCTGCAACTCAACGGTGCGCCACGCATCGTCCGTAGGCTCGCCAAACAGTGCGATGAAGCGTCGCTCGACATCCTCTGGCACGCGGCGTTCCTCTGCGACATAGGCGTAGCAACTGCGCCGGCTTATCTGCAGGGTTGTAGCCAGCGACTCAATGCGCCCGCGTGGTGATCGCTCTGGGAAGGCGTGCTTGGCGATGACCTTCATCCACGCGCCGCTGATAGAACGAACGCTGGTCGTCATAGCCCTCCCTCTAGTCAGGGACGAGTGTCATCCCATTCCGTGATTATGACGCGCACGACCCCAAGATGCAAGTCGCGCAGTGCGGCGAAGGCGTGCGGTGACAAGTCAATGCTGCGACTGCGCTTGGTCCACTTGCGCTTCAAGTCATCCTTGCATCTAGCGCAATGGTCAATCACGATAGCAATGACGCAGCGCTCAGGCTTGTCAGCGCGGCAAACCTTGATCTGGTACGGATCGTCGCCCCAACGGAACGTGCCAACCGCTGCGTAGAACTTCACACCTGCGCGGGTATAGAAGGTTGATTGCTTTCCCTTCGGGTGATACGTCGCGTCGTACCACGATGCGACGCCGCGCACTGGGATGCCGTGAGGCGTCCGCACTGGCACACTTGGATGGACGGTCAAGATAACCGCCATCAAGAGTGCAATCACTCAGGCGGCTCCGCTGCTACGAACCAATCGCAGAAGTCGTCAAGGTCAAGGATGATCACGGCGCGACGACGGCCGCCGCCAATGCCAGGACTGTCACCAATCACCAAGCCACGCAACTGGTCGCTCTTCACCGGCACGGTCTGCAACCAATCCCACTGGCGCTCGCTGAAGCTGCCGCCCACCTTGCACTGCACGGCGAGCCAGTCGTTCGCCACGTCTTGCTTGCCGCCGAACTGTCCGACGCGCTGACCGAGTAGGCGCTTGGCAACCTCGCGCTCAAATGCGTTCCCACGAGCGCGGCTGTTCTTACCCTTGCGGCTCTTGGCTGGGTCAATCATCTTCTTGGTGGCTTCGTCCTTGAAGTAGCCCATCAGATGAGCCTCGCCAAGACTGCAGAGCCGCCGTCGCTCAGCGTGAAGCGTGCGACGTCAATCTCCATCACGCCGTGCTTGATCAGGTCGGCGTTGGTCTTGCGGTTGCCGATGCCTTCGTACAGAAAGAACCAGCCTTCAGGCGCAATGGCATCGGCGTAGCGGATGGAGAGGTTGCACCAGACGCGACCAGAGAAGCCAGGCTCCTCGCACCACGCATCGGTGCCGTCTTGAACCGCAATCACCTTGTCGTCAAGGAATGGCGCGGCTCGCTCGATGCGGGTCATTTCACGCAGGCTCGGTGATACCAAGCGAAGCGGGTATTGCGCTTGTTGGCGACGAAGGTAATCACTTTGACGCGCCACGACTCTTTCAGCGTGTTCAGGTCACCGCTGCACGCGCCGCAGTTCGTTGCTGCAAAGACAGGCTCCTTGCGAGGTCCGCCTCGCTGCGCCTTTACTGCTGCCATAGCACGCTCCTTACGATCCAGATGACCGTGGCGAACGCCAAGATCAGGAAGATGGTACCCGCTGCCGCACCGCCACGCTTAGCCGCCACCGGCAGCGTCAGCCCAACGATCAACGCGAAGAAGAGTTGCAGCCCTGCGATCACGAGACCAACGCTATCCCACACGTCAGTGACCGATGTTGCTCAGGCTGCGAACGAGCTGCTCCGTCGCCCGCTCGACCGCCTCTTGGACGGTTGCGCCAGTAAACGTGATTTCTCCGTCCTCATCGTCAAGGATGACGTGCCATTGGTCGCCGTCCTTGACGGCCTCGGCGAATCGGTAGCCAACCTGTGCTGCAAGAATCTCCAACTCCTTGAACATTAGACCTCCTCCATCTTGTCGGTGATGACGCGGTAGGCGTCCTCAGGCGACAGGCTCGTTGTGTCAACCGTAAGGTCTGCCCTGCTGTCTGTCCAGCCCCTTTCCGTAATGTCAGCAGCTCCGTACAGGTTGCCTCCCACCCTCTCGCGCCTGACCTGCTCTGGGGCTGTCAGCCGAACGATAAAGATGTCTGGGTCAATGGCCCTGAGATACTGCACCTCGGCATCCAGCCGCACGTCATCCACCACGACGCCGAAGCCAATCCGCTTCAGCTCAAAGTAGTCCTTGCGCCAGACCCTGAGCCAGAAGTGCGTGTCCACGCCTCGCATCGCCGCACCAATGTCTTGCAGCAGTTCTCTGCCGGTCAAGGTGCTGTCGCCAAAGTTGCGGCTCACGGTGATCATCTCGCTCTTGCCGAGGTCGTTGTACGCCATCGCAGCAATGTGCTTGATGGCATCCGCAATCCCGTGCCGACGGTACTCACGATGCTCCACGAAGAGCGACGCAATGGTGGACTTGCCGCTTCCTTGCGGCCCAAGAATCGCCAGCGACCTCACGGGAGTCGGATCGCATCGGCGACAGGCAAGAAGCCGACCACCTTGACGATCCGCTCCGTGTTCTCAAACTCTGTCGTGGCTGGCATTAGGCGCGGCTCCCAGTGCGGCTCCCGCACTCGATACAGGTCCCAGGCGTAGATGCCCTCAGGCGTGCTGTTGATGTACGCCGGACGCGCTGACCGCTTCCCAGCCTCCTCAATGAGCCAGTCGTACTTCGCCTGCTCAATAAGCAGCTCTGGGTAGTGCGTGTCTCGGCACTTCAGTTCAAGAATGAAGTCCACTCTGCCCAAGCCGACTGGGTACCACGAAGTGCAGTCCCAGTGGCTGAAGCCGTACTCCATCCGCTCAAGGTTCGGCACACTCGTTCTCTTGAGATGCTCTAGCAGTTTCTGCTCCGTCATCGTCGTCCTCCCTTCGCAATAATCTCGCCAATACTCATCACGCCGTTAGTAAGAGTCTTCTCTTCTCTAGTTCTGTTCTGGTTCTTCTCTAGTTCTATAGCGTGACTAAACCGTGACACAGGCTCTTTTCCCGCACGAGCGCGCTGTTGCCGAATGGTCGACGTGGCGTCGACTTGCCATCGAGACCAGTTCGAGACCTTGACGAGACCATCTCCAGATGCCTCCAGCAAGCCCTCGGCGACCAGTCGGGGTACGCACCTTGAGAGGCGCGGCCCGAT